CTGTTCCCACCCAATCTGGTGTAGGTGCTGCCTTCTGTTAATATCAAAGTTCCTACATCACTAAAAAGAAGAACACCATTCTTTTTATATGCTCTGTAAAACTGAGAAGCAGCATCCATTTCATCGTAAGAGTTGACCTGAATAAATGTCCAAACTCCTTTTGATAAAAACAATCTAGCTCCCCATGCTTTGCAAAATTGATTCAAAACATCATAAGAGTCCGACCAATTCTCTTGTCCATCATCAGTTGTTTCGATGAATGCTTTAGGATAAAAAGCAGAATAAGACAAGGGGTCTTTGTCAGCCGCTCTTGTTGGCATATTTGAAGAACTCCAATCAACCCAAGTGTCAAGAAATCTGTCAGAGCTTCCCCAAAAGTCAGATGTTCCAACATCGATGTTGAGAAAGTTTAGGAGATAATTTTTGCAAGCATATAATGTGGTTGCGGTATATCCAACATTCTCATTGAACGGCATATTTTTCAACGAAGCCAGTCCATCAATAGCAGTAAGCGTACACTTGCGAGGATAAGAAGCATCTTGAGTTGCGTTGATGTCGTTGAGGATATTCCCCACCCAATACAAATCGAAGTCTGTTCCGTTTACCCCTCTGGAGATTTTTAATTGGAAGCGTTGAGCATCCGCTACCCTTATATTGTTGATGATAGATTGGTTGCCAGATGTAGCGACTAAGCAAGTGAACTTGACTTCTGATGGAATGAATCCTGTGAATCTATCATCAGTTTCAGTTTGATAAGTCAAATCAAAACCCTTGCTGTCAACATCCCATGTTTCGCTTGATGGGGTGGTGGTGTTCGCATCGTAAATCTCTAGCTTCCAATATACGCTAGAATCACTCTGAAATTCGCTGGTTATTCGTAGTGCCATTAGTATCCGCTAGTTCTGTTTCTGTTGTTTCTCGCTCTATTGCTAGAAAGTAAAATATCTGATCCGCTCAAAGTTCCAAAGACTTCAACAGCACCGCCACCCATGTAGTTCTTGAGCTGGTCAAGTGGCGCAATCACCTCTGGATTTGATAAGCTCGTTCCTGGTCCTTCTCCGACCATCGCCAAACTTGGTCCTGTTGCGAGTCCTCCATCGGCTAAACCAAAAAGTCCTTTCACACCAGCCATGCCACCCATACTACCAGCACCCATGCTCGCTCCTAAATTTGTTCCACCAAGTAAGAAGGTAAGAATTGACATGGCTGCAATCTGAGCAATCAATGCTTTGACCGCTTGTTTAGCACCCTCTGCAAAACTCTTGAAGAATCCCTCTTGTGATTGCATTGCTCCGATGAATGTTTGTTGTAAGGTTGAGCCAAAACTTGCAAAAATGCTTTCTCCAATTTCTAAGTTTGCCCAAATCTCATCCATGTTCTCTCGTAAAGACATGAAGTTGGAATTGAGAGCTTCCATCATTGGAACTTGACTGGGGTCAATCACTTCTATTGGACCAGCCGCAAGAGGGGAAACCGATTGCGGAACTCTTGCTTTTGCTCTTCCACCACCACCACTACTACCACCACCACTTGTTCCTCCTGAATATGCTCCAATCTTTTCAAATGTTCCTTCTGGTCCACTCGCATCAAAACTTTCAAAGTCCATGGAGAGCAACGCTCTTGCGGCTTGCATCTCTGCACTGTTTGGTCCTAAAACAGCCAACAACCCTGAAGCAACCATCTTTCCAACTCGACCGAGTTTCATTGCGCTTCTTGTGAATCCCTCCAGGTCTAAGATTGCGAATCCAAGAGCGGCTGTCAAACCAACAACAGAACTCACCAACAACACCAACGGATTTGCGTTGAGCCACATCAGAGCTTTTCCAAGTGACCCAACAGCGGTGACCATCTTCCCAACCAAAATAAGGAGAGGACCAACAACAGCCGTAATTCCAGCCCATTTCACAATGCTTTCTTTTTGTTCTGTTGACATTGAGCTAAACTTGTCAGTCAGCTCTTGGAGGTTGGCTATCAGCTTTTTGGTAATAGGAATCAAAATAACCCCCAGCTCTGTTGAAAGCTCTTTGACTGACTCTTGGAGCGTTCTGGTGCTGTTAGCAACTCCATCAGAAGTCCTTAGATAGTCGCCTTGAGCGTTGATTGTCTTAGCCAGAACTGCTTTGTAACGGATTGCAATTTTTTCCGTTTCGCTCATTGTTTTGTTATATCCAAACTGCTTAAGACTGGATTCGGTAAGACTAACACCTAAATTTGTCATAGCTTCAGTCTGACCTGTAAAAATTCCACGAAGTGCATTTTGAACTTCTAAAATATCTTTATTTTTAAAAGAAGCCAAATCACCAGCCAAACCTACTAAAGTCGTTGACATTTCAGCAGCTTCTTTTTTACCCAAACCTGTTGAAGTAGCTAAATCACCAAAAAGAGAAGCCATCTCCAAAGCACTCCCCTCAGCAAGTCCAAAACTCTTCAGAGTAGTTTTAGCAAACTCCTCAACAGTAGCACTTGAGTTTCCAAAAGCAACTCTTGTTTTGTTTAAAGATTCCTCAAAGTCTGAAGCCATTTTCACTGAAGCAACTCCAGCGGCTAAAATTGGTAGGGTAAGGTTTCTGGAAAGTGTTTGACCAGTCCTTTGCATACTATCTCCAAATTTCTTCATGGAGCGAGTTGCCTTTCTTAGTCCTGTTTGGAATTGCTTATCGTTGAGTGATAGTTTTACCGACAGTTTCTTTTCAGCCATTGTTCTTCTTGTTTAGCAATTCATACTTCTTGCGAGCATATTCAGCACGCTTCTTTCTTTTCTCTGGGTCAATTTTTGAATCCTTTTTCTCCCATTCAAACTTGACCAAATCTTGAGGGTTGAGCTTGGTGTTCTTCTTTTTGTGTGGTTGCATATTGATACAAGCCAGCCATCTCACTCTCTCCCATTCAAACCTCTCTTTCATCTCGAGTGATTCGTTTCTTCCTCTTTGCATCAGAAAGAACTCGTGAAAGGTTAAATCCCAAAACTCATCTGGAAGCAACCCAATCCCATAGGCACTCGCTTCCAAATCATCCCACTCTATTTCTTTTTGGGAGCTTTCTTGCTCCCTTTTGCGTTTCCCTCAGGTCCTCCCATCTTTGCTGAGAATTGCTCAGAAAACACATTCAAAACACTTTGTAAAGCATCGAAGTCCTCATCTAAGATGTCAGCAATATCTTCAACACTTAAATCAAACTCTGTTCCAGCTTTTCTTGCTCCATCAGTCAATCCAGCTTTTATTAAAAAACAAGCATCATCCAAAGACATATCTTCACCGAGCTTGTCCAACGCTTGCAGACTTCTGTTTGTTTCTCGACAAAACAATCTCAAAGCGTTCATGCCAAATCTGACAGGGTAATCTTTTCCGTTGATAATTACAATTTCATACATATTTCGTTAGTTAGAAATTAAGTTGATTGGAGCGAGCCGAAGCCCAACCCCAACCAACGAAATAAATTAAACAGCCGTTACTGTTAACGCTGCCGTTCCTTGAATGCTACAAGAGTAAGTCGGTGCATCTTCAACTCCACCGCTGATAGCGATTGAAGTGATGAATCCGCTTCCAGTGTAGAAGTAGTCCCCACTCGCTGTTGATGCAAGAGTGAAAGTAAAAGTCACCGCTGTTCTCGCAAGCATTTGAGTTGTAAGTTCATCAACCTCTGTTGCTGTTGCATCAGTTGGATTGAAGTCCATCAAACCATCAGCCGACAAAGAGAAGCTCTTTTGTCCTCCAATGATTTCATTGTAGCCAGCACTATCTTTTGTGCTTACATCTATTGTGTCCATTGCTATATCTAACGACACCGATGTTGAGTGCATTAGTTTCGCATCTGTTCCTCCATCACTCGGAGAAACCTTCAGAATCAAATCTGTTCCATTAAAAATTGCCATTTTCTTTTAGTTTAAATTATTAGCTAATCATCTAAATCAATCGGGGTTTCTCCCTTTTTAGATTTCGTTTTCGTTGGTTTTGCGATTGCTTCATTGTGGAAAAAGTAGTTTCTTTCTTTTCTTCCAACAGTGTAGGTTTCGCCTTTTAGATATTCAGTCCCTCTGAATGTCAAGTCTTTTGTTAGTTTAATTTTATACATCATCACAAGTTTAAGTTGAATCTGAAGTCCATGTTGTATTGATAAATTCCGTTATCACCAAAGCTATCATCAAACGCTTCGGAAGCACTCTCAAAGAATATCTTATCAACCTCTACTCCGTTATATGTTCCGCTCACATAGTCAAGAGCTGTTCTCACAAGTCCAACGAGAGTTTGCAAATCTTCATATCTAGTTTCAAAAACACTTATCTGAACAGTGACATAATCATATTCAGAAACCCCATTCTTTGTGTTGTTGGGCGAATCAGAAACAACTTGATAAGTCATGAAAGGAGTTGTCATGCTCGCTGGCACTCTGTAAGCAGAGGGGAAGCATCTGATTCCTGTGGTTGATCCACCAGCACCAATCAAAGCGGTGATGCTTGAATCGGCATTCAATATGTTGAGCAATGCTTTTCCTACCTCCATTCTATCCTATTTTTTTTGCCCATCGCTTGTCGATGATTTGCTTCAGTTGGTTGATGGTGTCATTCATCACTTGATTTCCTTTTGATTGAGCCGCCTTGTCCAACATTCTTCTCGCTGGCACTCCAGCTTTTCCGTACTCTAAAAAGTAGAAATAAAATCCAGTCTTTTCTTTTGATGCCCAACTCTTCTTGACTCTTGGACCGACATAGACAGCTGGCTTTCTTCCTCTGCTAGTTTTTCCAT